GTTCCCATTGTCGTTCGCCATCTTAGCAAGTTCACCATTCTGAGCAAGCGTAGCTAGTTCAAGCTGTGCCTTGGCCTTGGCTTCTGGGTCAGGAATTAACTTGTCTATCAGCTTGTTGCCGATGCCAAGGATTGAATCGAGTAACATCATTTACCTTTCTGGCGTTCTTCAAGCAACGTCACTTTGACGTGCAAGCTGTTAATTTCTTTGTATATCTCTTCCTTGAGCTTATGCCGCGCTTCAGCCGACAACGGACTGTCCGTAGGCACACCTTGAGATGTAATCAGCGCAGGCATTGAGCCTTCAATCTTGGTCAATCGAGTGTTGAACGACGACACTTCACCAAGGAGCCATGCCAAAGAAGCAACGACGATGGGAACCACCGCCTTCATCACGTCTGACCAATTCATGTCAATGTCTCCCCATAAAATCAACGTACTGCATAGTGCCCCATGCGACAAGTGTCACCAGACCAGCGCCAGTAATGGCTAGCAGCACAATCGTAATAGCTTCCTCAATCTCTTGCTTGCGCTTTGCCTTGGCCTTCTCTGCCGCAATTTCTTCGCTCTTGCGTTTAGCCACGATGTTGTTGCGCTCTACCATGATAGCCTGCCACACACCAGCTTGGCCTGACCAGATCAGGTGTTGCTTTAGTTCATCCTCAGCGTCTTGCAGCATCTTGGCGTGCATGACCGACTCAAACGCCTGCGCCGTGTCCGACTTCCCAAACGTCTTCTTGGGCTGTGTAGCGGCCTTGGCTACAACATCCTTTGCCTCAAAAAACTTCATCAAGTCACCGCTAATGCCTTGAAGGTCCTTGCCCATTTTAATCGCGGCTTGGATACCCTTTATGGCAGCTTGGGCAGCGGCAAAAGCGGTAAAGGGGTCCATGACTAAAATTCTGCGTACTAGTGCATCTATGTTTATCGCGCTTCCAGTGCCGCAATACGGGCGGTTAGAGATTCAATAGTTGCAAGTGCTTTTTGCAAAGACATAACAGTTACCGCCAAAACAGAACGGTCATAGTAACCCCACGGCTTTCCCTCTTCTGGGGTTGGTGCTGCTTCTGGGCCAATTGCAGAATTTACATTCTGCGCGTAAAAACCTAGCTGCCTATCAGTTCCAAAAGTTTCTTTTTTCTCTTCGTTGTAATACCAATACCCAGGCTCCAACTTGTTAAGCATAGAATCAGGGTCAACAGGAGCACCGTCTTTAATTTTCCATGTTTCATCTGAAACAGAAGATATGACGCCAGCCGCTGAAAATGTTGCTGCACCAGCGCCATACGCTGACATAGTAACAATGCCGCTGTCATTAATAACAAAATCATCTCGCCATGCGCCAGTAGTTCCTTGTTGAATTTTAAATAATCCAGCCGCAGTTGCGGAGGGATTACTTACATTGACAATACGAGAACCGTAAAAATCAGCCGCTGAATAACCGAGGTGTAATCCAGTTGTTTGTAAACCTGCTGAATTATTTTGAATGTCTAATTTCGCTCTGGCATCGTTAATTGCGCCACCGCTAAGCAACACTAGGTTACTGAGTGCATCAATACGCATAGCCTCTGCGCCACTTCTGTACCATATATGCTGTCCTGTAAATGCTCCCGATGGCCCATAAATAAAATTATTAGAGCCATTTATTGTAAGCATTGCCAAATCTGTGCCAGAAGTATTTTTAAACTGCAAAGATATGTTGTTATTGAGGTTTACGTTGCCGCTAGAGTCGATACGCACACGTTCTGTGTTGGCTGAACCCGTACAAAATTGCAATGTACTTGCATCACCAATAATTCTGGCTTGATCTACGCTATTGGCTTGAAATGCAACCAAAGAAACATTGCTAGTTGCAGCATTTAATACTTGTGCTGCAAAGCCTGAAGATGCTTTTACAGTTAAAGTTACGTTTGCCCCTTCTACATGGAGCCTAGACGTTGGACTTGTAGTACCAATGCCTAAATTATTGCCGTCAAACGTCAAGTTGGAAGAGCCTGCAACAAGCCCACTGCTGTTGTACAGCACCTGAGTTGTGGTGCTGGAACCTACACCACCCTTGGTGCCAATCACCTGCACCACGTTGCTGGAGTCCTTGTAGAACAGCTTGCCGTCAAACGTATTGATGGCAAGCTCGCCAGCAGCCAAATTGGCAGCCAATGGCACATTGGTTGTAGTGGCACTGTAGTACAGCTTAATGGGGGTGAAACCTGATGCAGCCATGTTCTGTCCTTAGAAGAATGTGAAGAAGCCGGAAACGGGAGGCTTTGTAAACAGCCAGCCCGTATTATTACCGCCGTTTGTGTTGGTCGTTGACGTGGCGTCCCACACCGCCCCTCCGGTGGCGCTGCTGTCGGTGATGTGCAAGTACGTCACCGAGTCAGTTCCGCTTGCTTGACTAATCGTTGCTTGTGTTCCGGGCGTTGTAGCTTGCAGGTATTTTTGGTTTGTGCCGGTAGTAACAAACGAATTTACGGTGCTGGTTGTGCCGGACTTTAGTTGAACAGTGCCGTTGGTGAATGTCAGTGTCCGAGTAGAACCTAGCGTAAACGCATCCTGCATGGCCCATGTTCCGCCTACGCCGTCAAACGTTACTGGATAATCTATTGTATTTCCTGCGCTGGTAATTGTCTTTGGGCCAGAGGTGGCTGCAAAAGTAATTGTTTGAAGCGCTGCCTGTTCTAAGAACATTCCTGAACTTAAAGTCAAACTACCGTACAAAATCTTACTTCCAAGGTTGCCAAGCGTACCAGAAAAGCCAGTAAAGTCTACGTTATTCCAATGTACATAAACATAAACAGTATCAGTTCCCGCAGTAATTTTTAAGTTCATTGCTACTGCTTCACTACCGCCTGCAATATCTCCAATATCCAAATATCTTACGCCAAAACCGCCAGTATAGTAAGCTTCAAAATTTGAAGTTCCGGTATAACTAAAGTTTGTTGCGATGTCAAAGTTAATTGGCGCGCTGTTGTTTGAAGTAACAACAATCTTACCCGTACCAAATGCAAGTACACGGAGGTTGGTGTTGCTTGAGTAAAAACTTCCAGTAGTTAGCGTGTAGCCGTTTAAATCCAATGCACCAGCGGTTAAAGTGCAAATGCGACCAGCACCGGAAGTCAGGTCGTCTTGAAGCTTGAAAATAACATCTGTTGGAGTGGCTGCGGTACTATTGAAGATAAACGGATTGTCAAACACAACACTAGCGGTAGTAATAGTCCTTGTCCCCGCTACCGCCCCAGCAAAGGTAAATGTTCCAGTACCAGCAGTCTTGGTCATCGGCTGTGAGCCATTTCCAGTAGACGCCTTAAAATTTCCGTAGATAGTTGGGATTGCGTTTGCCAGTGCGCCTGCGTACCCTGTTGGGTTTGTTCCATCTGTAAAGTCTAAATCACGCACAGAGCCGGTAGTAATCGTTAATATTCCAGTACCCGCAGAAATCCTAAACGAAATGCTATTGGTTTCAGTAACCGCGCCGGGTGAAATAGTTCGTGTAGACGCTGTATTGGCATTGACAATAACCAACGGAGTGCCGCTGACTGTGGTAGTCGTACTTCCGGTGAATACCGTGCCCGCTATGGTTAGGGTGGTAGTAATGGTACCTGTTGACCCAAACGCTATCGTGTTCGCCCCAGCGCCGCAAGTAAAATTAACTACAGATAAATTTTTATTGGCAAAATCTAAAGTACCGGCGGTCAATGTAAGGTTACCCGTGTTGTTGGGTAGCGTTACTGGGCTTAAATCTACTGTTGTGTTTACAGCCAAGGTAAGTCCCCAGCCGGGGGAATCTACAAAAAGTTGACTCAAACGAATAGTAAGACCTGCAGAGTTTAAGGTCTGGATGGCCCCCTGCCCGCAAAACGTCCATGTAGGCGACCCCGTAACGGTAGTCATCGTCATGGCAGTTGTCAGTGTCACGTCACCGTAGAAGAAAGGGTCTAGGTTAGCTTGTGTCCAGTTAAAAGCCAATGTGCGCCCGCTTAAATCGAGCGCGCCTATGTTCCAGTTAGCGTCAATCGTGATGGTATTTCCAGTACGCAAACCGTCGCCTGTTGTGGCTCCAGCGTTATCAATAATACAAGTGTCTTGCGCCAGCGGAAAGTTGTTTAGTGCTGGGGTTCCGCCTGAAGATGTAGCCCATGCAGTTCCAGACCAGCTTGCACTTGCGCCATTTACCGTACTCCAGTATTTTGTGGCCCCCGCGCCAAACGTGATGTTGCTGTTGTTCCTGCAATTACCAAGCCGCGTGCCTGACCATGTACCCGCAGCGCCTGCTGCAACAATGTCTCTAAGATCAACATCCGCTAAGGTTGCAATAGCAGCAACAGTAAAAGTCCGCTGAGTGCCTACCGCGCTGCTTCGGAGCCAAAGCCTACGCACTGCGGTGTTTGCGGTTCCAATAGTCAGCGTTCCGGTAACAGTTTGATCTCCTGAAAAACCTATAGCACCAATACCGCTAGAGGTTCTAGAAGTAAAAGTTAAGGCGGTGTAGGTGTTTGAACCAGTGATAGTGACAGTAGCTAAAGCTGGGCTTGTAAACTGAACAGTACCGTATGTTAGGCCATTACCCCCAAACGTAGGTGAACCGTTTGAGCAAATAATGGTAGAAGACGCTCCGCTAAAGGTTAAGCTGGTCGCGTTTGGGTTTATTTGAAAACCACCAGTCGCAGTAAAAGTTAGTGTCGAAGAATTAAAAGTAATAGACTTAAAAATACCGTTAGCCGAACCATAAGATGCAGCGTTAATGGCATAATTTGCACCAGTGTTAAACGTACCTGAAGTTACAGTAAAGTTTCCGGTGGTTGTTAGGGTGCTTCCAAGAGTCCATCCCCCGCTTGGATTAATAAACGTAACCGCCATTGTTCCCAACGTCACGGTGTTACCGTTTGTGGTAACGGTTTTTCCAGTGGTGGACGCCACGAAGTTTATGGCTGCGCCGGAGGTCGTAGTGAATACAACACCTGTGGCAGCATTTAACCAACTTCCGTAGCAATTGATTACTGAAGTAGCCGCAGAGGTGATCGTCACGTTACCAACGGCAGGGCCAGCAATTGTAATGTTTTGCGCTACCGCATTAGTTCCCACCGTGACCGCATATGCAGTGGCGTTTGATAGGGCGTTAAACTCAGCGTTATCTGCAGCCGTAGGTACGCCAGCACCGCCAGCGCCTCCGATGCTAGTAGCCCAGTGTGTGGTATCCGTGGCGTCCCAAGTTCCGTCCCCGCCAACCCAGTAGTAGGTTGCCATGACTACTCCTCAGAAAGGGGTGAGGTTATAGCCGCAAGCCACGTATCGTACCGGGCCTGCTTCATGGCTTCGATCTCGGCGTCAGTCATGGTTTGGCCATCAAGCAAGACGATGGCGTCCGCGTATTTGCCGTAGGGGCTAACAAACTCAAAGTCGATTTTTACCATGTCAGAACCCAAAGACTTTAGCCAGCAACTGCCACTTGGTTGCCGTTGAGTTGTAAATGAACCCGACGTAGTCGTACTTGGAAGTCCCAGTGGTTGCTGTGGGCAGCGCAAGGTCGGTGGACCCGGCGAATATGGCGTTCCAAGAGAACACCTGGGCATTGGTGCATTGCAGGCGCAGGATGAACTTTTGGCCGTTTATGGGTGTCCCAGAGGGCTGCGCAACAATCAGCGTGCCCGCAAGTTGGGTATTGGTCTGTACGGCCACGTCAGTGGTGCCTACGTTTACGTTAATAGTGTAGCCGTCAGCCAGCACCGTAGTACGCGGTGGCACAGTAATAGCAGTGGTTGCTGTAGTTGCTGTGGTGGCTGTTGTAGCCAGCGTGGCGGTTGCAGCATTGCCACCTATGGACAGCGCCGCTGCTGTGCCTGTAAGGCCCGTTCCTGCGCCACTGAAAGCGTTTGCCGTCATGGTGCCCGACACGGTAGGGCTGTTGGCCAAGGACACCGTTGGCGCCCCTCCCGACCCATTGCCGTTGGTCACCGTAATGTTGGTGGAACCCGTAAGGGTAACCGGTGTGGCAGTTGCGCCTGCGATGGCTAGCAACCCGGTGCCAGACTGCGACGCGATATTGGCTGTAAGCCCAGACAAAGCCACCGTAGGATTACCCGATACGCCGGAGCCGTTGGTTACTGCAATACCTGACCCACTGACTGCAATAGATCGATTGACCAACGTGGCGGTCGCGTTCTTGACAACAAAGCCGGTGCTCAGGGCATTGAACAGGGCAAGTGCGCCGGTTAGGCCGATACTAAACACCCCTTGCCCGCCAGTGTCTGTCAGGACCAACCCAGTGCCGCCTACATACCCGAACTGGCGGCTTTGGGCAAGCGTGGGCTCGTTGTTGACCGTCAGGTAGGTTTGTGTTTGCGATAATATCGCACCGGCCAAAGCCGACGCGGTGGTTTGCACCGTAACGCCATTTTGCACGACGGGCACAAGTTCAGCGCCAGTTATAGCGCCTGCTGCAGGTAGTTGTGATATGCGAATGTTTGACATACTTGTATAGGCATTTTACATTGTTAAGTTACACTATGCATAACGCTAAGGCTGCGTATTATCCATTAAGCATCCAATCGCCAAAAGCGTAATACTGTGCGTACCACTATGCACTGAGGCTCTCCAACGCAAGTCAGTTTTTTGTGGCTGCGTAATAGGTATAGCACGTGCAACTACGTAAGATAGTTGAAATGTTGATTGCAAAAGCGTTAAAGTTACCGGGTTACTGCCTGCGTTGTTAGTTGTTTTTACGTCTAATGTAATGTACTCTGCGCCACTTGCACTACCTGCAAACGAGTCAATTTGATATAGTAGCAACGTGTAGCCATTAGGCACAGTGTAGTACCCGCCTTGCGACTTGCCGTACGTTGCTGTTATGTACCCATACGTTATGCCGCCATTGGTGCAAGAAATGTTGCCAACATTTGCAGTTTGCCCAGCAGCAGGCCGCAGCATCACAAGCACGTTTACGCGCAAAAACTGGTTTGTGGTTGCAACGCCTGTAACGCCATTTAGCGTTACTATTTCAGTAATTTGATTGTAGCTGGAATCTAACCCCGAAACAAAAACTTGTGCAACACCTGTGTCAGTAGCTGATGAGCTTACAAGCGTCATCGTAACAGCTGCTGCGGGGAAAACATACTCAGTACTGCCGCCTAACTCCCAAATAGTACGAATCGTAGTACTTTGCGCTGGTCCAAGAGCAAACAAGTTAAAAACTGTAGTGCCAGCAACTTTACCTCGCCCAACTTGCGACAGCCAATCAGCTGAAACAGTTGAAATCTCATTATTGGGTACTACGTAAACAGGGGTACTTACTGAAGCGCCTTGCGGTGGGAAGTAGTTAATTGTCATATGTACAGCCCCCCGCTAATAGTAACAGTGAGCCCTGTGGTTGACGCCTTACCTTGAATAGACCAAAGACCTGAAAGCACTTGCTCGCCTGTCCATTGCACAGTTTGCCCGTTTACAAGTGAGCAATTATAGAATATTGCATTGCCTGTACCTGCTGTGTCAACAGGTGACACCAAATGTATATTAAAAGTTGCAGTAGCGCCACTAGTATTCACCACAGTAATATCACGTATGGCGGTTAATGCTTGCGTAGGCGCAAGATAAAAGACTGCAACAGACGTAGTTAGCGCAGCTTGCGTTATAAATGTAGGCGTAGCTGTTTGATACTTAGCACGCGGAACAAATAGATTATTGTTGTATGGCATTACGGACTCAAGTTATCAAGGTTGCCATCAATAGAGTCTTGCGATGTCTCAGGCGCAATGCCAACCTCACCTGCAGTTGTCTGCGTAACGGTTTGATCTGCAGCTGTTACAACGTTCGGGTCAGTTGTTAGCGCGTTATCAACTTCTGCAACGTCAGCATCAGGCCGTGGAAAACGTATAGCAATTTTCTCAGGCTGCCGCGCAGGCAGTCTATACGGGTCACGCTCATCATTACAACCATTGTTGCAAACGCGTAAACCTGGGATGTTGCGATCTTGTGAAATGTCTGCATACGCACGCTTCATTTTGCATCTATCACAAATAGCAATAGATAAAACAGTGTTGCCAAGCGTATTAAGCCATGCGCTCATCTTGTGTATGGGCTTATGTTAGGCGCAAAATAGATAGGCGACTTGTCCCGCTCTTCTTGCTCAGCCTGTAACCAGTACTTTTCAGCTTGATTTTCGCAATACGTAATGCGATCAGTCTGCACGCCAGGTAGTTCCATAGCCATCTGATGCGCAAGCATATTCTGGATGGCTAGATACCATCGCTGGGGTATTTGAATTGAGCCTGATAAATCACCTACATCCTGTACGTAGTATGAACACCACGCCACAATCTGAGGCGCGTACGTGGCAGGTGTAGGCCACAAATACATTGACGCTTGTGGAATTGTGCGATCAAACCAAAACTGTAGCGGGTAATTGCTAGTGAAGTTCTTATTAGGCAGATTTGTGTAGTCATCGCGATTCAAACGTGCAATTGGTATTTCAGTTGCGTTAGAGCCAAACACTACTTGGTACACACCCATGTTTACGCCTGCGCTTTGCTGTATTCGCCAATACGGCGCAGAGGCAGATGGGTCTAAATCATAGTAAATCCACGTGCCCGCAACCCAAGTTGTAGCTCCAGGGCTGTAAAGTGTCACCCAAGTGCTATTATCAAGCGAGTATTGCACACTCAGAGTCACAGAACCCGACGTAGCTGGTAGGATACCCACGGAGCCCACGTAGATGTTACTACCAGCCCCATTATTGATGCCAATATTGCCTGTATTTGTTGTAAGTTGACAGATGTTGGTGTATTGCCCATCAAACGCGTAGGAAGAATTCCCAGAAGAGCTGTAGCCGCCTGACGTATTAGCTGTGAGTGTGCGGTAATTTGAGTTTAGAACATCATTGACGCCTACAGGCAGCGTGTAGATGTACTTATCAGGCACCAAGCCTAGCACAACTTTTTGAATGCACCAATACTGAATGCCGCGATTAACAAGATTTGACAGTAAGTAGTACAAACTTTGCGTTGACGCTTGCAGTTGCTCAACGGTTAGCTCTTCAGCAAGTTTTCCTGCACGACGTGCGCCACTGTCAATAAGATTTTGTACAGTGATAACAGTTTGACCAACAGTACCGCTTGTTGACATGTAGTATTACCTAGTAGTTTTTAATTTTGCCACCCTCAGCGCAATGCCAGCGTTTTAATGACGCAGCTTTACGCGTAGGTTCACCTTTATCGTCTTTCATAGGTCCAGGCATGCCACTCATTCGTGCGCAAAAAGAATCATGCCTGCCGCCTTTTGCCTGTGGAGCTTTAAGGTGACTGCCTGTCGCCCTATTAAACTTGTCACGACCTTTTTGTGTTAAGCCTGCGCCTTTGTTTGTGGGCAGTTTTTCACCGCGACTAACAGACAGTACTGGGTCGCCACCACTTTTCATTTTGACTGTTTTTGCTGATGCTTTAAAGTCCGCAGCAGTTGGCGCGCCTTTGCTACCGGGCTTGCGCATGCGTTCGCCAGATCCTGCAGCAATACGCTTTTGTTTAGCATGGATGTTATCCCACAAGCCTCCGGATTTTTTGCCAACTGCGTTCTTAACAGAGTACGCAATGGCAACTGCTTGCTTTTGTGGCTTGCCCGCTTTGACTTCAGCAGAAACATTCTTACTGAATGCTTCTTTAGACTTGCTTTTAAGCAACGGCATATTAGGCCTGCGCTTCTTTCCAGCTTAGACGAGCTTGAATGGTAGATGCGCCAGTTGTAGTTGCAACTACGTACAAGATATCTGGGCCGTCCGGATACAAACCTGCTTGGGTGGTAGGTACGGTGTTGTTGACGCCACCGCCCAAAATTGAGTTGCCCAAATCGCGAACCTGTGACAAGTCCAAAGTATTAATACCAATAGGCACGTATGAAGCTGCCAATGACTCGCCGCCGGTAATGGTTGCCGTAGTTCCGGTGGCACCATTGACAGCAATTTGCGCCAAGGAAGAAGTAAAACCTCCAGCAAGCTGCTGCGGCGAGATAAATGTAGCTTGGCTGCCCGTTCCAGAAAACGCTGCGGCAAGTCGCCCATTAAGCACCAAGTTAATAAGCACCTGCGATGTTGCAGCAATGATTGACACAGAGTCAAGTTGCAACTGCATGCGGTTAACATTCTCTTTCAGGCCCAAAGTATCTGTAGTGCCATTGTCTACTGATGGGGCAATGCGAATTGCCATCAATGCGTAAGAACCAGCGGTTGCCACCGTTAATCCGGTTGTCATGCCGTAGTTAAAAATTAATGATTTATCGTCGTTGAACTGGCCATCCATGATGACCGATGAGCCCCAGTGCGAGATGGAAGGCACAGAGTCTTGGGTAGCGTACTCAACAGTCACAAATGCCGTTGCGCTGTAGGTAAACGCAGTTGCCGCAGCGCCGCCTGTTGCTCCGCGAGTGCATCCCGTTAGGGACGTTGCCGTCTTGCCGGTGTATGTGACGTACTCAATTGCGCCAGACGTGCCGCTCGCCGTGAGCTTTGCAGTTCCACTGGAATTAAACAGGGACGTATCCGCCACCGGGATCGTCGTGTCTGCCACGCCAATTGATGCTGTCAGGTAAGTTGTAGGCGTCAGACCCGAGGATTCGTAGTGCGACGGCAAGTTGCCGGAACGCATATACGCTTCATACTGGACGTTGTTGTTCTGCACTTGATGGCAATACGTAACCGCGCCGTCTTCCCCGCGAAGGCCCCAACGGATGGAGCCCGCGCCATACCAAGAGTAGTCGATGTACCACATCTGCATGCGAGATATGTCAAGCGTGTACCCGGAGGGGCCAGTGCCATCCATGGGGTCAAACCAAGTGGAGCGAGGGTATGCCGTGTCCGTTGTAACGGACATGATGTAGCCGCCATTTGGCGAGCTGGTGGCGTTGTAGCTGTTGCCCCGGTACTCAGGAGCAATAGTCAGCGATGTATCGCTGGCGATTGCAATGACCCGGTACGACTGACCCCGGAGTACGCAAAATTGGCCGGGTGTGAGTGCAGTGGTAAAGTTGGTGCCGACACCGGTAACCGTTGCGTTTCCCTGTGTGACTTGGCAATAGCCAGCAGTCTGGATGGTTGAAGAGCGAACAACAGCGGTCAGGTTCTGGCCATCGTACTTAAAAAAGATGCCGTTTTGCTGGTCAAAGATACCCACCGAGTTCTGCGCGCCGTACCATGCGACAGGGTTAACACGAATTGCGTTACCCGTTGCAGGTGTTGAAGGCGGTGTATTAAATACTGTAGTTGCATAGGTGAACGTGGTTTTGGTAAACCCACCAGTCAAAATTGTAAACGTACCGTTGTACTGCGATGGGGTCGCTCCAGACACTTGAATTACCGCTCCGGCAGCAAGGTTGTGTGGAGCGGAGGTGGTAACCGTAACGGTAACCCCAGACGCTGTTAGCACCGGCTGGAACAGCGTTGGGCACAACGCCGAGCCGGTAGAGAACTGGATGCCCTTGCCTGACTGGTACCGGAAGTAGCGACGGGTCTGACGAATCAATTGCTGGTTGGTAATCGTGCCGCCAGCGGAAAACGCTACCCCGCCGTCGTAGGGGCGGGACTCCACCCATCCCGCAGGGCGCATGTACACGTTAACTTGTCCTGCACTATTTAGCGGGCTGGTGACCGCTGAAGCCGTCGTAAAGGTAAAGGTGCTGGCCGTCGGGGTTGTCGCAACGATCCACGCGCCGTTTACGTTAAGGTCAGAGGTAAAGCCGACCATGTAAACGTAGTCGCCGACATTCAACCCGTGCGGGTAGGTAGTTGTGCAAAGCGGGGTAGTGGTTGCGCTTGCGGTAATGCAATTTGAACCAACTTGAAAGCCGCAGTTGCTGTAAAAGTAGCCGGGGTACACATAGGTCTTGCCGGGGTTGAACACGTTGGTGGTTGCCGTGGCATTGGCGTCAATGAGGAACGATACCGATGTACTCGCCGTGACAGTCGTAACCAACCACCAGCCGTTGATGTTGGGGTTTGTCGCGCCTTGAATAAAAATTGGGGTACCCACCGCATACGCGGCGGTGCTCGCCATGAACACCGTTACGGTGCGGCTTGCGCTTGTCGTCTGGATACCAAGGGAAGACGAACCATTGTTGACCGTTGTAGAAATCTGAGGGATGTAGTATGCGCCTTGACGGTTGTTTTGCAGATTGATTGACTCCCACTTGGTAGGCTGCTGCCCGTACTCAAAGTCGGTGTCAATCAATGCTTGCGGTTGTGATACGCGCAGTTTATCTACAGGATCGTATGCCGCTGAACGCGACGAAGTCTGCGTGCGTAGTTGATTATCTGTTTGGCTTGTTGGGCCTGTGTAAGAAACTAGTTGTGACATATTTCACCTAATAAATAAAAAGCAAGGGCCGAAGCCCTTGACTTTTAGAAACTGCAAGAGCCGCCTTTTTTCATGGGGGTATGCCCGCATGAATCCATGCGCATTGCGCTGTGCTTAACATGCCCGCCAGCTTTGTAGCCTGGGGCGCACAAGCCGCCAGTGGCCATTTTGCCGCCTTTTTTCAGCTTTAAGTTTGTGCCCTTAGCGCCTTTGTGCTCTTGCGTGTCATGCTGCTTAAAGGCTTTTTTGATCATGGCCTTATCTTGTGCCATGTCAGACTTGCTGCCTTCAGCCTCGCCACCTTTTTTCATAGGGCGCATAGGCATTGCTGCCATACGAGGCGCTGCAGGCTCAGCAACAGGCATTGCCATACGAGGCGCTGCAGGCTCAGCAACAGGCATTGCCATGCGTGGGCGGGCCATCATGCGTGCACGAGATGCCATCGCAGGTGTTACTCGAGGCGTAACCATGGGTACACCCCCATCAGCCATGTGCTTTTTATGCGCACGACCACCTTTTTTCAGCTTCGCCTCATCAACAGACGGCTCAGTGGTTTGCATTTTAGGTTTACGGCTAAAATTTGTTGCCATGATATACTCCTTTACGCTTGGTCAGAGCCAAGCAAGCCTGCACGAGTGGAATTGGGGCCAACTTGAATTGCAGTCAAACCCATGCTAAGCAGCAAACGCTTATTGCCATCTGGTGTACCAGTAATTGCGTAAGTACCGCGCACATCAGGCGTAACTGGGCTAGACACGCTTGAAGGAACCAAGTTCAACGCGTTGGCAGTGTAAGAACCTGTGGTTGTCACTTTTGTACCGGCCAAGTAGTTAGCTTGCGTAGTCGAAATGTTACCTGTAGTGGCAGAAGCATTGGTCCACCAGTAAGTAGTATTCAAAGACACAGCACCAAGTGAGCCAATAGTGCCAGTAAACTGCACCAAAGTACCGCTAGGCGGCGAATAAAGCACTGTAAAAACACCCGGCGTGGCAATTGTCAATGCAGAAACAGCTTGCGTAGAGTAAAAAGTGGTTCCACCACCTAGACCCGCCAAAACACCGCCAGTATTATCAATAGTACCTGCAGCAAATTTTGCAGTCAGCACGTAAGAAGGGTCGACCACTTTGGCAGGCAAGCCCATAACTTTGGTAGTATTGACAGACACAGCAACTGCAGTAGCTGCAGAGAACGCAACACTAGAAACTTGGAAGAATGCTTTGCGACCTGACGTTGTAGTAGACGCCACCGTGCCAGATTGAATAATCTCACTCATGGGCTGACCGTAGTAGTCATAACCAGAAATTGTGATTACAGAGTTGGTAGGCGAGCCTGCCGCTGTGGTAACGCTAACTGCACGTGGGTAGTCAAATTGCACCACGACAACGCCATCAGTGCGCGTAACTTGCGTAGTACCTGCAGTTGCACTTGTAGCTGCCAATTGCGCACTACCGCTATACGTGGTAGCAACTGTTGGCGTAACAGCTGCCAAAACTGCGCCAACTGTCACAGTAGCAGGAGTTTCATCTAGCAAATACACACGACCCATAGGGCCAAAACCCAAATCCATGGGCGCTGGGTTACCAAGATTGCTATTGGTATTGATACCGGCAAAAGATTGCGCAGTACCTAAGAAGAGATCATCAGAAAATTGAGGCATTTTGTCTGCTCCATGAAAAGTATGACAAGAATTAAGAAAAGGGGCTGGTGATTAGCCAGCCCCGCTCTGGCTTATACGCCAGGTGTGCCGTACACGCTGCGTGGGTCAGTCCAGTTAGGAATGTAACGCTCGGTAGCCTTATAGCGCATGCTATCGGTTTCGAAGTCACCTTCCATGGTCTTCTCCAAAGCACGACGCATCATCAGCTTCAAGCCTTCAGGCGCGTCGGTTTGTACCCACCAGTTGGTGGCAGAAGTTAAACGACTGATAACAGATGCGCCTTCAGGCAGCAAGCCAATCGATTTGATCGGGTTGATGTCGTTGTTAGCAGTACCTGCACGCAGGACAGACTTCAACAGCACTTCAGCTTGGAACACATTACCAGGCGCAACAACCAGCTTCACAGGTTGGAGACGGATTTTCTTACCGTTGTTGTCAACTGCTTGACGAACTTGGATAAGCATCTGCTCCAAAGAAGTTTGGCTCAAGTTAGCTGCTGTAGACAGCAAGTTGCTAAACGAACCAGCTGCAATGGGGTGTGCAGAGTTGCTCAAAGAAACGCCATCACCACCAGTATAAGAGCTATTGAAAGCGCGGTTTAAGATGTTAGCGCAAAGCAGTTCTTTGGTTTCCACCAGAGATTGTGCCAAATGCTTAGCATAAACTTGACCGATACGGATGTGGTCGCCGTCTTCAACCAAGACTTTAGTCAATGCAAAAGCAAGACCAAACACTTGATAGACGTAGCGTTGCAAGAAGAGTACGCCGCCTTGTTGGTAAGAAACAGGCGAGCCGTCCGGCAATTGCGGAGCAGCGCCAAATCCGTACAAGACAGGTTCTTCGTGGTAGTTGCGAGGGATGCCAGATTGCTCACGGAATACCGTGGACCATTCATCGGCGCGTTGGTCGTAAACTCCATCAAATGCTTCGTTGAGGATGGGCTCGACGATGCTTCGGAAGTCCGTACTTCTCATTGGTGCAGCCATTGTTTATTCTCCTTATGCAATAGCGTTGAAGGTACCGAAGAACTGAGAACGTGGGTTCACAACTCGAACGATAACATATGAATCACCCCAAGCATTGTCAGGGTAAGCGCCAATATCAACGACACGCATGTCGCCGGGGTTGCCATTGCCTACAGCAGTCGAAACACCCAAGGTGCATTGCGACAAACCGGTGGTGGTAGAACCTGCAGCGATGGCGGAGAAGTTGTACTCATTACCAATAGAGGTTTGCGCAATGGTAGCATCGGTTTGAATTTCATAGACAATGTTGTTGTCATTGTAGAAATACGCAATGATGTTAGTGCCTGCAGTACTGGCAGGCCAGTAATTGGAAACACGACGACGGCCAGTTGTGTCAGTAAACTCAACGCCTTGAAAAGCACCGGACCAAACAGCGCCTACGGTGGCGATAATGATAACGCCAGCGGACGCACTGTATTGTACAGGTTGACCTTTGAGAATGTTCGAGCCGTAGCCCGACGTAATGCCGTTGGTAAGCGCTTGCGCGCGATCCAGACCCGAAGGATGAAACGCGGGGCGCAAACCGAACGGAGCAGAGGTAGCACTCATATTAACTCCTTAAATAAATTACCCAAATACGGGCACTTTTGCGGTTTGGTCAAACTTCATGCCGTCGCCTTCAATCATAACCAGCGGCTTACCCCGACTATCTTTTGCACCGAGCATTTGCTCTTGTTGAACTTGCACCTTTTCTTGTTCGTCCAATGGGGCGTAATGATGCATTTCTGCCATTAGGTCCTGGTAGACGTCCTCGGGTAGTTTGTACAAAATCATCTCGTTGCACGCGACAAATCCTTCATGTTCACCTGACTTGACTCTATAAGTCTCAAAGCCGTGCACTTCTTCGGCTTTCACAGGCATATAGCCTAGTCGTAAACGTTTATGGATGGGGTCATACTGGTTGGTAGTAGAAAGCCAGCACAAATGAAAACCCGGAATCTCGGGTGGGGTCGGAAGCGCTTCTTGCAGCCACTCCGAACGGAATGCCCTACGGCGTTCCTCAGACGATACAAACTGTTCTTCAGGCGGACGACGCGATGCATCATCATCCGCACGTGTTTCACGGCCTGCACGAGTATTTCTTTTCAAACGATCATCCATTATGCGCTCCTAGTCTTGTTACTGCGGTCCCATTCAGCGTAGTTGCGAATGGCTTTCTGCCTAAGTTCTGAATTTTCCCACAAACCTGCCTCTTTCATCGCAGATACGCGCTGAGGGCTTAATCGAAATTCATTCGATCTAGTAGTTGCTGTGGTTTCACGTCCTGAACTTGTCATAACAGACCTGGGCCTTTGCGTTCGAGTACCGGAGTCATTATACCCCTGTTTTTGAGCTGTGGGAATATACTTTTGCAAACGATCTGTAAGTTCTTCCCAATAATCTTCAGATGTTGGGTCATAGCCTTCACTTGTAAGGCGTTTGTCAATGACTTGGGCAATTTGAGACTCCTCATTCTTACCGCTTGGGTCGTACCATGGGTTGTCTTCCATCCATTCAGTAGCCATTCTTTTGACAACAGGGTCGGGCTGCGTAATGTTTTGCGCAGGCTGCGACATTTGCTTTGTAGCTTGATGCTTTAAGCTGGTCAAAGACTCCAACTTGCGCTGCGCTTCAAACCACATTTCTTGCGCAGACGTTACGCCGTGCCCATCCTTGGACTCAACAGCATTTTGCATCTTCATTTTAGCGTACTCAACCTGCACGCCGGCATCTTCAATGGCCTTATCAACACGTGCAAGCTCGGCGCCTGATGTACGTTGCTCAATATGGGCAATGCGCTCTGATAAAGACTGATTTTGCTGCCGTAAAGCGTTAACTAAATGCGAAGATTCACGTGCTTTTTCACGGTGAAGTTGCTTTTTTAGCTTTCGTTCCTCACGTCGAGCGGCTCGAATGGCCTCTCTGTTAGGGTCGTGGTCCAGCCCATCATTTTGTTGTGATGGACTATCCATATCGTTGGTGCTTGAGTCATCTGAGTGCATCAACGAATCAGTATTTGCTTGCGGAGATGCAATAGCATCAGGCAAAGTGACAACTGCGCTGCCATCTTGGTCTTCAGACACTTGCATTTCCATTTTATCTGTAGATGTCATAAGTTTTCCTTTCAAAACTTAGATGAAAGCTTTAATAGCCCTGGGATCGCCTGTCACTCGGCCAATAATCTCATGGTCATTAAAGAACGTAAACAGCGCCTTGCCTTTTGCGCTGCCATCTTCAAAGTCAATCTCCCAGCGATCGCCGCCCCACTTTGGCACGCGAACGTAATCACCAACTTGGCACCACACGCCTTCAGGCCATGGTTCCATAGTGTCTCGCTTTTTGAACGCAATAGGTCCAACAGCCAAGACTTTACCGATCATGGTATTCCACTTCTCGGTTTCTTTCGATTCTTCTGGGATGTAAATGCCAGAACTCGTCACCTTATCTTTTACTGCTCTCAATTGCACGAGAACACGAGCACCGTACGGCGCCATAAGTGGATCGATTACTGGAAACGCTTCTTCAAGCGTTTGCTCTGCATCAAAGGTCATCTCTTTTTTCCTCTTCAAGTAAGTTGTTGATAATCTGCAAGGTTTCTTCCAAACCTGCGTGACGTCCTGTTAAGCGCAAATAACTTTCAAAAGTTGAGCAATGACCTTGCGCCATTGCATCAGCAATCTCAAACTGCTTTTGCTTAATCAGGTCTATAAGAACGCTAATTCGCATTAGCGTCCTCGACCGGCACTCTTCTTCATAGGCGCAACTATCGCAATAGTCAATCCGCCTTTAGCATGCCCGCCTTTTTTCATGGTGGCAATCTTACCCGTGGGCTTATTGTAAGGGAGCTTTTGGCTGCTGTCGTTAATTGCTGTCTGAGACTGTTTTTCAGACTTAGCACCCATGGTGTTGTGCTTAGCGCCTGAAGCCTCATCCCACATCACTTCAGCAGGCTTCTTCACTGCCCCGCCTCCCGCGTACTTGGCGACTTTACCGCCGCGCTTTAAGTGTGTTTCAGCGCCTGCTTGGCCCATGGCCAAACGTTTGTGCATGTTAATTGCGTCATCGCTCATGTTAAGCTCCTAAATTAGATTGCAGATGTTGTTGAGCGGCGAGTGTAGTCTGCAGTTGCTCATGTTGCAGCTGTACAGCGTCCCTTGAAAGTTCGGCTGCCTTGATCCGTTCTTGTACCAAGTTATTTTCAGTATTCTCAACTTGCTGTGCTTGCAGTTTTTGCTGCGCAAGTTGGGTGTCTGCTTGATCTTTTTGTGTTTTACGCTGTGTTTCAGCCATCGCTGTTTGCCCAAGCATTTGCACCTGCGCCATGATATTGGGATCAGTAGGCGCGCCTTGCTGCATGCCTTGCGACAGTTGCTGCATCTTCTGCATCAGCTGCGCCATAACCTGCCCAACTTGCTGAAGCTGCTCTGCCGCGTCTTGGTGCACATGCTGTGTTGCAACGGCAAGCAACTGCTGCGCTTCGCGGATGGTAGGCTCAACCTTAAGCACATTGTAAGGGCGGCCCAGCGCTGTACTGGTGTAGCCATCAGCCATGGTAAGGTACCATAGCGTCAAGTGCTGCTTAAGATGCTCTAAACATTGTGGGATAAACCCCGGGGCAATTGCTGGGTTGCCTCCAAACAGCGGGTCCAACGCATAAGCAATGTGCACCTTGAAGTGCGCAATATGATCTTGCATCGGGTACGCACCAACTGGCTTGCCAATGGTCATGGCCACGTTTTCAAGTGCAGGATTCATATCATGCATCTCTTGCGGATCTGGCAACACCATGGCTATGTCAGTAAGCTTAATCTGCTTAAGGATTCGCTTCTCAACTTCAAGGCGGTTGTACAGGTCTGGGTTTGCTTGCGCGCGAGCAGCAAGGGTTTGGATTTGCGCGTAGCGTTGGCTCTCAGCAAAGATATGCGGGTCACTAACTGGGATGACATCAGCGTTGGAAATGAAGTCGTCAGTTGTGACTTTTAGATCTTCAACAATCTCACTCTTGCGCTGGTCATTGAGATACCAACGATTGATACGGGCAAGAACTTTAAAGACACGGCGCTGAGAATCATGCAACCGCGAGTGGATAGAGCTAAACACCGCAGCGCCTTGCTCAATCAATGCTTGTGTAGTGCCTACAGGCGCATTGGATGTGATATCAGCAATCTTCTCTTCACTGGTGGTAACCACACCCTTTGCTGCGTCAGTTAGAATTCCTAGTAACTGCAGAAGCACCGGGCTTGGGCCATTGAAAGGCACAGGCATGGCAATCTTGCGGATGTCATCCACTCCCGGTGCGCCTTCAATCTCAGCTACCTGCGTAGGCTCAATGACCGTGCTTTGCCCTGAGATCTTGGCGCCTTTGAGCTTGAGCATAGTAGGTGCATTGTTAATATGCGCCGAATCAAGCAGAGCACGCAAAGCTCCAGTAAGAGCAGCAGATAGCCCGCCAATAAGATGGGGAAGACCAATGGCATAAGCACCGCGCCAAGGAATAAACTTAAACTCAATAATCCAATCAAGCTTCGTATACGCATCATCGCCATCTTCCCAGTTACGATACAAGCCTACAACATCGCGTGATGTCTCATCGATCATCATGATGTAAGGCGCACGTGCGCCTTGGCTATACTTGTCATCGGCTTCTTCAAGCCAAGTGCAGATATGGAATACACGACGCACGCCATCAACGTTGTCAGCTTTCTGCCGGCGGCCCTCAATCTTGTCATTAGCTTTTTCTGACTTAGTCTCATCAGGCATCATCGAAGTCTTATACACGCCTGTGTCGATGTACAAGCCTGTTGAAACGCGCAAGTCATACTCTTCTTGCGTGATGTCTTGCACTTCAGTCATACGACTGGCTGTGTAGAAGTTGCCTGCTGAGAAGGGAAGGTAGATGTTGTCAATGGGAACAAACTCAGCACGTGGGCGACGCATCTGCTCGTCATACCACATCTTGATGTATTGCGAGCCTCCCAGTGGTAGTTGCGTAAGCATCTGCTCTTGCTCATCACGATACTCTTCAATCTGCTCTGTCAACTGCCAGTTCATGTAGTCGCGCTTACGCTCTGCGCGATCTACTTTATCTGCAGTAGTATCACCCACAATCTTGGTCTTGACAGGTCCATCGGCAGGGAATAGTTCTTTAATGGCTCGTGCCGCGAAGTCCACACACGCCTCGGCCATGACAGGATGGACCACCTTTGAAGCGCCTAGGAACTGCGCACCGCCAGGCGCATCAGAGCCTAAGCCCGTACGACGCAAGCCGTCTTCATACTGCTTATCGCGATCTTCTCGAGCCTCCTTGTCTTTCTCAATCAAGTCAATGTACTTAATTGCAAGACCGTCCAGCATAAGTAGGTCAAACTTATCTGCCAAGTTCTCATAGAAGTCAGGCTCATCATCAGGCCCTTTAAGATCAGGCATGCGCACAATTGCTGAGCCATCTTCTAGCTCCTCAACGTCCGAGTCACTCTGATCAAAGAGATCAATTTCTGCTTTATGCGCCTCAGGCTCATCAGCAATGCCGTCAACAAAGCGATCGTAGTCTTGGGGGATGGGCATTTCAAGAGCCATGGTATTCCTTATTCATAACCTTCAAGTAGCATGCGCAATTGCGTAACTAGTGCGTCACGAAGAGTAGTGCTATACGCATAGTCATCTGATGCCATGCCTAACACATTTTCCCAGCCTGCACGACCATTGTTCTCAAGGTCGCGTATTGAGCTACGAATTTGGCGCATTGCAGTAGGCCTAGCCATAGTGCTAAACACGCTCTCATCAAGAATTTCTAAAAGATGCTGCGCTTCAGCCATAGTACGTTCATCAGCAAGATCTGCGTCTCGTTCGGCAGCAAGATCTGCATGTCGTTCGGCAAGTATGTCTTCACGCGCTGCAGGGGGCAGCTGCGCAGGTCGTGCAGCGTTATTGCGCGCTTCCATGCCCATACTCACATCACGAGCAAGTAGCTCAAGCATATTTGGTGTAAACGTGTCTAATTGCAGTGTGGCGCCACCAAAAACCCTATTGCCGTTACGAATTAAGTTAGCAACTTCATTCGGGTCATCAACCCCATGCGTACGTGTTTGTTCCATAATACGCGTTGCAGCGTCATTGACAAGATTGAATTGCTCAGCATTTCGTAGTACAGATCGACTTAGGTCACCATAAGGCATAACTCTAACATTTGCGTTTAATGACGCTGCAAACTCACCATTACGTAAACGCTCCATACGCGCAGCCAAGGCGTCTTCTTGCGGGGCAGCAGTCGCAGCAGCAGGTTGATTAGCGCCATGCTGCTGATCTACTTCCCAGTCATCTACATGTATATCAGGCAGTATATCAGGTATGGCTGCAGGTGCTTGCGCAGCTGGTGGGCCTGCCATACGCTCATGCGCAAGTTGCCGCAGTGCTGATTCAAGAGTAGCGGGGTCAATCCTGTCATTGGTGCCTACATGCAAAGGCCGATCATGCCGCATCTCATCTACAAACGCCAAGATAGTTGGGTAATGCTGTCTATTGCGATCAAAGCGCTGGCCTAGTTGATTCGTAAGCATAGGCACTGCAAGCCTGTCGGGGTCACTAAGTTGACTATGCAAGTCCTCATCAGACATACGTGACAAAACGCGAGGCATTGACGCGTCGGCATTACTAGGCAATTCTCTAAAGTATCTTATAACAGCGTCTCGTGTGTCGGCTGACAGGCCAACCAACACACGTTGCGCTTCGTTAGAGGTAAGTACTGTTTCTAATGCAGGGATACCAATTTGCTGACTTGTGTA